CCGTGGAAATCATGGTGTCGGATCTGTCTTCTGGGTCTGGTTCAGAAAGCGCGTCGTTCCTGAACTAGTCCCCCATAGCCGAGTCGTCGTCTCACCTGAGACGACTCGTCAATGGGCTCGGTTCAGAAAGCGACGTTTCCTGAACCTCGTCTGTAAGCGTTTAAAACCACTTAAAGATATGTGAACATGTTATAATAGTGAGAAATGAGAGTAAGGTCATGGGCATTCACAAGTTTTCAATCAGGAATTCCAATCTGGAATGGAGATCGAATGAAATATTTATGTTACGCACCGGAGCTGACTGCAGAAGGAAAACATCACTGGCAAGGATACGTTTACTATAATGAGAAGGTGTCCCTGAAGGTAAGCCAAAAATTACTAGGCGACGACGTGGCTCATCATGAACCGACTAAAGGCTCCCCCCTTGAAAATAGAACCTATATATTCGGACCATATGACAAAGATGATAAACACAAACCTGCTAACGAGCATGCAATAGAACTGGGAGAAATCCCTTCACAAGGAAAGAGAACTGATCTTAAGGAACTGAAAGACAAACTACTTAAGAAGGAAACAACAATAGAAGATGTATTAGAAACTCAACCTGAAACTTTTCACCAATACGGGAGAACTCTAGAAAGACTAGACGACCTACGCATGGCTAAGGAGTATAGGACTGAAATGACTAGTGCAGAGTGGATCTGGGGACCTACAGGAATAGGTAAGTCTCATAGAGCGTTCGAAGGATTTAATCCTGAGACCCACTATAACGTGCCGGCAGATGGAGGCTGGTGGGATAATTACAGACAACAAGAGACTGTTATACTTAACGATTTCAGAGGTGAAATCTCTTATAATGAATTACTGCAAATGATAGATAAGTGGCCTTACGAAGTGAGACGGCGAGGGCGTCCGCCCGTGCCTTTCACTTCTCGGCATGTGATAATAACGAGTAGCTTACCCCCTAAAGATATTTTTAAATGTAGAAAAATGGAGGACGGACTAGAACAATTATATAGACGATGCAAGATTACCAACGAAGGTTGTAAAACAAACTTTAGAGATGATTTTGGTAACTATATTGATATTTAAGAGTCGGAGAACCATAACTGAGAGTTCCACATAAGAGCCGGAGTCTGGAAGGAACGAGAGGCCGCTGGGATTGCACCGTAGTCCTTGTTCCACAAGCAACAAAACGGTAACCAGGACCAGTTCGCATAGAGCGCTGTTTCTTTAGAAGCCCCATCAAGATTATTTGTTTTCTCATAGTGAACCTTACGATTCATAGGCCATGAGACTGAGGTGTCATAAGTAGGAGTAGTGCCGACCTGAGTAGCTGATACTAAGTCACCACCAACATACTGACCAGGAGCGCTGATCTGTCGGAGAGGAGGAGCAACCTTGCGTCTACCGATAATTCTTATCGCGACGCTACGTTTAGGAACGAAGTCCATCGTGTCTGTCAGAGCATCAAAATACTCATCCACACGATTGTTAATATAGTCATGGATATGAGCCAGAGTCTCAACACGGGAATCCGGTGTGGTGGAAGGAGTGAGACTTAACGGAGCAGGAACGAACCCCCATATGAGTTCATACCGCTGAGGATGGAGAGGCAACTGTTTAGTAGACCCGTCATTTGTTTTAATACCGTTCGGAGAAGGGAACTGAATAGAGATTTTCATCTTAAGATACCTAGCGAATACTGCCTGACCAATGCATTCGGACTCACCGAACCCCTGGTTTTTCAATATGAATGAGTCAGGATTCATGTTAACGAGTTCTGAAACGTAGTTTTTGTACTCAACACCCGGGTTATTAGGTTTACTGAGTGGGAACGTGACTGCCATGTCCCTGTCATCGACAGTTTTTGTTTCTGTGAATGGCTGGCGGCGACGCTGGAAATTGCGTTTTCTGTTTTTGTTATAGGCACCCCTACGAGTAGTGTTTTTCAGATAACCTGTTTTCTTCATACGAGGAGCGCGACCAACATGAGTGCGTGTGCGAGCGAGACGTTTCTGGGGCATTTTATACTACTGCATAGATATATATAATCGCATTTGAACGCGCGGACTACGTCCGTGTCCAAATGCCCATAAGTGTCCAGAGGGTAATACTAAGCCTCTGGTCAGAAAACCGTGGAAATCATGGTGTCGGATCTGTCTTCTGGGTCTGGTTCAGAAAGCGCGTCGTTCCTGAACTAGTCCCCCATAGCCGAGTCGTCGTCTCACCTGAGACGACTCGTCAATGGGCTCGG